ATGGTAGCGTTGCTATCAATGACATTACCTGCCAAACCTGGTGCAGCTGTTTCGCCAGCTTCGTGTGCGGATGTTGGTGCATCATCTTTCTTAAAATAAGAATCAATTACTTTTTCAATTGCTTCAAACTTCTCTGAATCCTTTTGCTCAACCCATCCAATGTTTGTCATAGGTGCATCGCATACGACGCAATCCTTTGACATAGCTTCTGATGTTGATGCAACTTCGTCTTGCTTGCACCAAAATACATTTTCTAATGTAATGTCTGCGATCATACCTTTGACAAAAGATGAACCGTCTATATTTTTTTCAATAGACATAAAATTAGCTAATTGGTTTGCTGGGGAATCAACTAATGACAATTCGTGAAGATCATAGTCGTGAATAACACGACGAGTTTCATTGTCCCCGTCAACTTTTTCCATCTTTGCATCATTGATGTTGCCACCAATAGAAAAACCTGAGTAAGTACCGTCTAAGCACTTCTCCCACGCATCTTGTGCACCTTTTGAAATATAAGCAGTTACATAAATTCCATTATAAGTTTTTTGTGTTTCTGGGTCAAAAAACGTATCTTCTTTAAAATTAAGCATTTTTCCTACGGCAACAGGACCGTGCATCTCCCGAATATTTTTTCTAAAATTGCCAAATGCTTTTCTGTTTGCTTCCTTAGTTACAATATCTCCATGGCGATCAACATTATCTAATGACGCCCAGCCCGAAACAGTTCTTTTTTCTTTATTAACTTTAGCAAAGGGCATTGAAATAACAAGTTTGTTATTTTTACTTTCAATAGTAGTTGTATTTAATTTATTCATAAACCAACACATCCTTTTTAGAAATTAAATATGTTGCAAGATTCATAATTTTTTCAATATTATCATCAAGCAAACCTAATGCCGTATTACATTTATGACAAAGAACTCCACGAAAACACTTTTCACAAACATTTTCATCTGAGCAAATTAAATGATCATGATCTAGTGCGAGTCTTTCTTTTGATCCGCAGGAATAGCATCCATTTTCTTTAAGCTCTACAACTTTTTCTACTGAAAAAGAAGATCTTCTTGCAGAATCATAATGAAATGTGCAATAACCTTTTTTTTCTGCTTTATTATTGCATTCATTTATAGAACAATTTGCTCCATAATAAGACCAAACTTTTTTTGCCTCTACAGGTCCAACAGAGCCTGTTTCTCTAAATCTTTTATAATGCATATGGCAGTATAGGCTCTTCTCGCCATTTCTACGTTTGCTATTAGAGCAACCTTCAACTGAACAATTTGTAATATCCATATGTAAATAAATAATAGCAATATTTATAAATAAAGCATAATTTTGACAGAAATTATTTTATAATTCCGCTATTAATTTGGATTACTTTTTTAACATCCGCCCCTTCTGGTTTATAAGATTGACCTGTTGGATTAGGAATTCCAGAATCATGGTCCTCAATATTGGCTAAATATGGAGTATTAATATGTGAGTCTGGAGTAACATTAGGGTTGGCCATAGAATTATGAGATACCAGTCCTCCCGTTACAAATCCCACTACTACATATCCTAAATGGGGCAAATCGTGTTGAAATCCTGTTGCTGCCCATGCTGAAAATGATCCTGTGAGTGCTATTCCAAGAGTTTTTGCATCAAATATTTGAAACTTAAAATGATGTTTTAGACTCATAATGAACCTTTTAATTCGTCATAAATTATTTGTGGAAGAGGTCCTGTAACTTTAATTCCTTGTTTATTTTCATATTTAACCAATGCTGCTTGTGTTTGTATATTCATAGTTCCAGTAACGTAACCTACTGGTAGAAGTCCCGCTTTTTCTAAAGCTTTTTCAACTGTCATTACAGCATCATTTTTTTGTCCAACATTAAATGCTGTAGAGCTTGTTGGAAATGGTGGTGCTACAAAAACTGTAGTAGATTTAGTTGTTGCAGTTGGCGTAGTTGTCAGCATACCGCTGTGAATAGCCCCTGTCGCTGATGCTACTGCTGCACCTGTTCCTCCGACTACCGCTGTTGCTTTCTTGCTTGTAACACCCTTTGAAACGGGTTTTAGGGGTGTTGGATATTTGGGTCTAACAATTGCTGATATAAAAAGATATGGTCTATGAACTCTCCAGCATCCACTTTCATGAATTGAATCATTTGGATTACCTGTATTAAAACCTATTGTTGTCATTCCATCTGCAGAAGCTGCTTCTAATAATTCTACGTGATCAACAACTCCATCACCATTCCAATCATAAAAAACTAGATCTCCTGGTTGTCCTTGATATTTATTTACTACTAAACCTTGACGTTGAAACCAAGGTAGTGCTGCTGGATTATATGAAAAACCCTTTGGTGTTTGTGCAGCAATTAAATATGAAAGTCCAACTTGTGCAAAACACCAACTTAACCCCATCGCACAATACGAAGCATTTTTTATACCATACCAGTCTCCGTATGGATTTTCATCTTGAGCTCCAGCATGGAATCCTATCTGACTACGAGCAACATTTAATACATCTAATGCTGTAGCCATTTTTAATTACCTTCTTGTGGCCCATCGCCTTTTGGATTACGCCCTGTTCCCATTTTATCAGGAGCATTTAAAGTTCTATTTTGATCACGTGTTTTATTTCCACTTGCATCTGAAATTGCATCAGTAGCTTGTTTTGGATTTAAAATAAGTGGTTTGTCTCCGCCTTCAATTGGAGCAAGTCCCTTACGTGCACGAACTTCATTAGGAAGAATTACTTGATCCTTTAAGTAACGATCATCAATTCTTGATTGTGTTTCTTCATCTGTAAGTGCAAGTTCATTGAATCTTAAAACAAAAGCATCAGTAAATTCTTTGATAATTAAATTAATTTTAAATTCAAGTTCTTCCTGACGTGGACGACAAACTTGTTCTTTAAATGTTTTATCAGCATCTTTAGCATTTGCCAAAGATACATTAGCTGGCATTCCTAGTTTTGATACAGGAACACGGTGTGCCAAAAGAATACGATCTCTATTTTCTACAGCGTAGTTTCTAAATGAAGAATCCTGAATTCCCGCTTCAATTGGATCCATTTTAAATTCAACACGACCCTGCTCACCATCTGATGGCAAAGGAATATAAAGTGTTCTATGGTTTCTGCCTTTAAGACCAGTTTGGAAAAACTCTAAAAGTTTACGCTCTGAATCAGCAGTAAGTTTTGCACCTTTAACTGTAATGATATAACGTGGAACTGCTTTATTTTCAAAATAATCCAAGTTAAAGCGTTGTGCAAATTCATCACCAGCAACAGCATTTTTAGCTGACAAAACATCTGGTACACCATAATATGTATTTGATGGAGTGAATACTTTGAAATGAATTATTTCGTTTGGTTGTGGATCTGTTCCAATTTGATCTGGAGTTTCTGTATCTCCAAAGTTTCTAAAAAATGTATAACGGTTATAAACAACTTGAACAAAGCCGTCACGGTGACGACGAATTCTCATAGTAGTTGTAGGAACATGACCAATATAACCAATTTTTCCAGTTGAAGTACGACCAATTTCAAGATAAGCGTTTCCTGTTGATTCCAAATCCACAAAAACTTTTTTCATTGTTTCTGTAAAAGAATCATCTGAATTCATTGACTCTAAATATTCACGAAGTTGCTCTTTTAGTCCCTCAAGTTTTGAGCGTAATTTATCAAGCTTTTTTGGATTATCCATAACATCTTCAATTTTTGAAGTTGTTGCCCATGTGTTATCAAACTTGTAACCTAAACCAATTACGTTTGCTGCCTTAGCATTTACTGCAGAGTGATGATATGGAGAAATATCATAAAGCTGTGCTAAATAAAGAATGTTGTATGGAGGTTGAACAATTTGAAAAAGAGAATATCCAGTAAGGTCTAGTGGATCAAGCTTTTTTGATTTTGCATCATCAATACCAGTAAAAGACTTTTGCATTCTATTTACTTGACGACGAAAATTAGGACTTAGTCCTTCTGCTTTTTTGATATCATCCCATGTTGAATTAAATGGGTCATCAAAATCATGTTCTACTGTATGAGAAGGTGCATCAAGTTTTACTGTGACCCCGCCCTCATCTTCATCCATACTGTCATCAACTCTTAAATTAGCCAATTTTCATGTCCCTCATTTCTTTAACATAATCCATCATTGCAGGCATATCATATTCGTCTGGAACAAGTCCGAGTTCTAATCTCTGTCTCTGCATTTCAAGTTCTTCATCTGTAACTGGTCTATGACCTGCCATAAATAGTGGTTCGCCATCTTCTAATCCATAATGCTTAGCAACATCTTTAAGTTTTTTAATTTGTCGGATATCACCTTTAATAGAAGGAATACTAAGATAAGCACCTTCTTCATCCATTACAACTTTTCCATCTGGCATCTGCCAAATATATAATCCCCAATTGACCTCATCAACTGGAGTAATTTTCATAGGATTAGTAGGTTTCATATACTTATCATACCATTATCTATCACTAAAACATAAAAAGTGAACACTAGACTGCCATTTTATTGATTATAAACCATATTTTTTTTAAATTTTATAGATTTATATTATTCTATTTCTGGCAAAGAATCTAAAAGTTTAACCCATTCATGCTTTCTTGTTTCCCAACCATAGTGTATATTATAAAAATCTGACTGTTCTTTCAAAAGGGCTTGATTTTCATTAGACCAATAATTATCAATTGTTTCATTCAAAGCATTAGAGTAATTTCTTATAAGAATATCTTCATCTGCTTGAATCGGAATCATATTAGCATAAACAGATCCTGTTTCTGGTAACCCGCCTACATTTGTAGTGACAAGGTTGCATCCAGCAGCACCCGCTTCAATCATGGAGAGACACGCTGTCTCTTCAAAAATACAAGGATAAGAAAAGATATGTGCTTGCTGCAATGCTTTAATTACATCTTCATGAGGAACATATCCAATGTAATTAACATTTTTCATATTTCTTGCACGTTCAAATAAAGCATCATACTCATCGCCTACATGTTCTACATATTCTTTACCATAGATAGTATTAGATGAATAGACATCAAGCTCAACATCATCTCTGTCTAACGCTTCAAAAGCATCAAGAAGAATTGTTAATCCACGATATGGCATTGATGTATAAATAAGTTTAATTTTATCTTTTGGTTTTTCAACAAATTCAATAGGATCAATAGCATTCTTGATTACATATGCATTTTCTAATGGAATTTGATGAATATACCTGAACTTTTCATGCTGCCAGTGTGATACGTATACATAGGCATCTATCATGCGATTAAAATACTTATCTTTAATTCCCATTACTGCCTGCTGATCAGCTGGAACATGTTGCCAAAGAACGTTACGTTTATCAAGATCAATAAATTCTTTACGACATTTAGAATTAATTATGTTAACATTATACTTTTCAAGATTAACATGTTTTGCTAACTTTGCCAGCATTATATCTTCTCCGCCCAGCGGATTTATATTTGTCATTATTTAGGCCATTCTATTTTAACTTGCTTATGATGATTAACTCTTACAAGTGGGTCTACCCAAATGTCAATGCCCATGCGATGAACTTTTTCACACCAAGATAGATCCTCACCCATAAGTGGGAATTTATATTCTATTTCACCAGTTTCTTCATTTTCTACTTCAACTTCAATTTGAGAAAACCAAGGTCTTTTGATTTTTTCAAATACACCTTTCTTTACAGCAAGAAATCCAAATCCTACACCACGAACAGTAAATGGCTTTTTCTTTGCCATGATCTGCTCTTTTGTCATACCTCCACGAAGAACTTTAGGATAGACAGTAACTTCTTCATTTGCCAACATATAGCATCCAGAAACAACATCTACATCATTACTTAGTAATTGCATAACATCTTCTGGTTCCCATTCAATATCTGAATCAATCCAAAGAATTCTGTCATACGAATATGTTCCTTGGCCTGGACGGGAATCTGTAGGATCCTGATAGGCAGTTCCACCAATTGTCTTTTCTCTAGCATCTGCCACTAAAGATGAATATTCTGTTAAAAAGTTCCAAGTAATTCCATTCATATCAAAAAAATATGTTGTCTTTACTAAACTACGGACATATGCTTGTTGCATAGAATGTCCTGGGGTTGCAATTAACACATTAAAATGTGGTATTTGATTTTGCATTGTTTATCTTTCTACTAGTTAAGTTTGCTACCTTTAAATGTATATGTTCCTACATGGTCTAATACGATTGATGGGTCTATATAAATCTTTCCGCCCATTTGTTGCCACCTATGGCAAAAAGTATAATCTTCGCTTAGATATTTACCATTATATATCATTGTATCAAATAATGCATACTTTTGCATCCCAGCCTGAGATGGATCGTCATACACTTCTGGAGTATAGGCAGTTTCTGGATAATGTTTAATCATCTTTTCAATGACTTCTCTTTTAATTAACATAAATCCTGTTGCCCCATATGATACTTCTAATAAACCATCTTTATCTACTTTATTATTAAATCCAGAAGAATAAAAGACAGAACTTCTTTGAAGTCCCGCCAAACTTTTATCTTTAGAGTTTGCCATGTTATTCCAATCAATCATTTTTGTTGGATATGCTCCAGTCATCACATCTTTATTATGAGATATAAGTTTAAAAACATCTTCAGCATCAAAATTAATATCAGCATCAATAAACATCAAGTGTGTGGCGGGAGTTTGAAGAAAACTAAAAGCCAAATCATTTCTAGCTCTGGTAATTAAACTTTCATTTGATCTAGTAAAATAACCAAAACCCATTCCATATTGCATAGCTTTGGATGTTAAATTAATCATAGATTGTGTATATTTTTCATTAACTAATCCACCATAACATGGAGTTGCAACAAATAACATAGTTTTTTGTAACATTTTTTGATTGATCATTTTGTAAGTGTATCAGATATGATTCTATTTTGTCAATATCAGTTTTTAATCCAGGGTGTGTAGCCTGTTGGTATTGAAGATATTGGAGAAATTGCATATTTAGAATTAATTAAAGATAATGTTCTTAGGGTTCCATTTAAACCACCAGCTACCCATGTACCATTACCGTAAGCAATTGAATAAATAATAGAAGCACCAAAGTTAGAGGTTTGTGTGTTCCATGTAATTCCACCATTCGTTGAAGTTTGTAAAGCTCCACCAGTACCAACAGCTACCCATGTTCCGTTGCCGTATGCTATTGAATCTATACTAGAAGTTCCAAAGTTAGAGGTTTGGGTATTCCAGTTTATTGTATCGGTTGAGGTTCTTAGGGCTCCGCCACCACCACCAGCTACCCATGTTCCATTACCGTATGCTATTGAAAAGATAGCAGAAACACCAAAGTTAGAGGTTTGTGTGTTCCACGTACCTCCGTTATTAGTTGAGGTTGTTAGGGTTCCACTAGCACCACCACCACCAGCTACCCATGTGCCGTTGCCGTATGCTACTGTCTGAATATTAGAAGTACCAAAGTTAGAGGTTTGTGTATTCCAATTAGAATACAAAGGTAATAATTTTCCTAAATTTGAATTAATATATATATTTTGAGTTGTACTTAAATTTAACCAACCTGGTCCTGGAGAACCTAATGAAATAGCTCTATATATTAAGTCTCCCGTCTGATATTGTAATTTAGATTTTGATGTTCCTTTATTCATAATTTCATCCATCCGTATATATTATATGCTGGGTTAATTACAGGAGTTGTGTATGTTAAAGATACTTTAGAGTTTGTTAAAGCTCCGCCACCCCCAGCAGCTACCCATGTGCCGTTGCCGTATGCTACTGAATCAATAGCAGAAGTTCCAAAGTTAGAGGTTTGGGTGTTCCAGTTGACTGTGTCGGTTGAAGTTCTTAGGGCTCCGCCACCCCCAGCAGCTACCCATGTGCCGTTGCCGTAGGCTACTGAATAAATATTAGAAGTACCAAAGTTAGAAGTTTGAGTGTTCCAGTTGACTGTGTCGGTTGAAGTTCTTAGGGCTCCGCCACCCCCAGCAGCTACCCATGTGCCGTTGCCGTAGGCTACTGAATAAATATTAGAAGT